CCACTGGAAGCTAATGACCCAGTGAAGATGAGCTCGCCATACGCCGGCTCTATTCCTCAGGCAACCACTCCTCCACAGAATCCTACTGACGGCCAAGTCTACTTTGACACCGGCTCGAATACGGTTCTCATGTGGAGCACCATGCAGGCAGCATGGATCAAGGCCAATCAGCAGACCGTTCCTATTGGCGCTGCACCATCCATCAGTGTCGCCCAGATGTTCTACCATACTGGCGAAGCGGTTCTGAAGTTCTTTGATGGTGCTACTTGGGTCCCAGTTACTTCAGCAAACACTCGCGTAAAGATGGGTGCGGCATGGGCACCTTACACGCAGATCACCCAGAGCGGAAGCTATCCTCCTACTCCTGCAGTCGGTGACTTCCTTTTCTTCGTAATCGCAGGTGCCATCAGCTCTCCTACGACCTATGCGATTAAGTTCTTCAGCCTCGGGCAGTGGTTCAACATCACCCCAGGAATGGTTGAGGTTCTGATCGGTGGTGTCTGGACTCCTATCGCTACTCCAACCAGCACGAACATCTACGCACCTCAAGATCCACCAATCCCAATGGTTGGTGACTTCTTTTACAACACGTCAACCAAGGATCTTCTTGTTTGGACCGGTGCGGATTGGACGAAGGCAGACACAGCTCAACCAGGCGTTCCATCGACTGACAAGACAGCGGTTGGAACAGACGGCACTCATGCGGCTCGCGTCCAACTCATGAATGAAGTCAAGGCGCGTATGGGTTATCCAGCAGTCTGCGTTGAGCTTAACGACACCAACTTTGATGTGGCTATCAACAACGCGATCGCAACCTTCCGCCAGCTGTCTGACAGCGCGTACGCTCACCGCCATGTCTCTTACACCCTGATCGGTGGTCCGACTGGTGGTCAGAACGTTTACTACCTGAACGATCCTCGCGACAAGACTGACAAGATTGTCAACGTCGTGAAGATCCACAGAATCAACTCGCTTGGTATCTCTTCACTCTCTGCTGAAAGCGGTCTGTATGCTCAGGCATTCTTCAACCAGCTCTATCAGGGTTCCAACGTAGACGTTCTGTCTATTCACCTGATGAACCAGCTGTCTGAGACCTACGAGAAGATTTTCGCTGGCAACATCATGTTCACTTGGGACGAAGCATCTCGTGAGCTCATCATTCTTCGCCGCCTTCTGCAAGCTCAAGAGCGAGTCGTTCTTGAAGTTGTAATGGAACGTGAAGAGCAGGAGCTCATCAACGATCGCTGGACCAAGATGTGGATCCAAGACTGGACCTACGCTGACTGCCTCGAGCAGCTCGGCCTGATCCGCAGCAAGTACGGCACTCTGCCAGGCGCGAACGGTGGCATCACCCTGAACGGTGATTCTCTGTTGGCCATGGCCTCTGAAAAGAAGACCGAGCTTCGCCGTCAAATCAACGACTTCGAAGTCGGCAATGGTGGAGTCAACTTTGGGAATACTGCGTTCTTCATAGGATAGGCACACTTTTGCAGGGCTGCTATAAATACTTCAGAACTTATAGGAGCCATCATGAACAGAGCAGAACAAAGAAAGTACCACGTCATATACAAGACAACGTGCACCGTAACTGGAAAGTATTACTTAGGCATGCACTCTACTGATAACATAAATGATGGTTATCTTGGGAGTGGTTCTATTCTGTCACGGTCGGTAAAAAAGTACGGAAAAGAAAATCATGTCTATGAGGTGCTTGAGTTTTTACCAGACAGAAAATCTCTTTCTCTTCGTGAGGAACAGATCATCACAGATGAACATCGTAAAAACCCTATGTGCATGAACATTAGGACCGGAGGAACAGGAAATCAACCGGGTAAAGCTCTTACGGAAGAAACCAAAGCAAAGATGTCTGCATCACTGAAAAAGATGTGGGCTAATCTGAAGGAAAGCGGCTACAAGAAACAAAAACAATCTGCAGAAACAATTGCTAATAGGGTCGCAAAGAATACCGGGAAAAAGCGTACTGAAGAAACCCGGCAAAAGATGAGAGAAGCCCAAGCCGCATATCTTGCAACTGTTACTCCAGAAAAGCGAGCAGAAGAACATGCAAACCGTTCAAGAGCAAAGTCCCAATCTTGGATAGTTGAAACGCCATCGGGAAAAATTACGGTTACGAACATAAAGAAGTTTGCAATTGAAAACGGAACGAGCATCTCAAAGCTCTATAAAACCGTCGTTAATGGTAAATACTCAGATGGTTTTAGAATATTGAGAAAAGCATAATGCCAACCTTGCCGTGCGAAAACGGAGGCGGCAGCCTCAACAATCCTAACGGTACCCCAGCTCAGATTGGGACGAATAACCCTGCGCTGAAGCCATACGTTCCACCAACTCTACCGATTGGTGACTGGGCTATCACTGGGTTGAACCCAGACACCTGTGGTACAAACGAACAGCTTAACCAACAGACGTATGTAGCCGAGACGCTAAACATCTCTGGGGCTCCCATGAATGTCTTCAAGCTTCTGGGCATCCATGACCAAGGCGTAGGATCGATCCTTTCAGAGGGTCGCATCATCACGTCTGCTCCTTATCCGGGCTATCCAGCGTCTGGCATTAACACGACTAGCTGGAGATCACTTGCGTCTGGAGCCAACGTCACCACGTCAAATGTCTACGTTGGCGTAGACTTTGGCATCAAGGTGTTGTCAGTTGGTGGTACTTCTGAGTACGAGCCACAAGCCCAGAAGTGGACTGATGTTGGTGCAATCTCCATTACGCAGTCTAACGTCCCTGGGTATTGGGCACAACAGGTCCGAGTAGAGCTTACGACTGGTGATGTTTCCGTTGGAGCAACAAACTTCACGGGAACTGGCACGGGTCTTCTGACTGTAAATGGCACTGGCTCTGATGCTACTCAAGGCGTCGTGACTGCTGTTGCCATTACCGCAACGACTTTTAACTGCTATGCAACTCTCCCAGACAACACCGTCATTGGTCTTGGTACCGCAACGGTCGGCGTTCCATTCTACAGCACGTTCCTGAACTTCACCATCTCCGATGGAATGATCCCATTCGTTGGTGGAGACATGTTCTCGGTTGTGGTCGTTTACAACTGGAACAGAGTTGCAATGTTCAACCTGATCCAAACCAACGCTCCACAGATTCTCAACCTAAAGACCGTCACCAAGGTCAAGGCAATCCGAGTTACGCCAACTCTCTTTACGGGTGCTAACAGCTGGGAAGTGCTGGCGCTGGACGTTCTTGATAGCCCACCTACAGACATCAACAACATTCAGGATCTGTTCTTCAACGAGAACAGAGATCGTGACTACGCCAAAGAACCGCTGCTCATCAAGTGCCAATACACTCCAGGTGACAACGTCTCTGACCTATCACGTTTCGGTCTGAGCATGCTTGACCAGTATGTCTTCACTGTTTCTTTCGCAGCGATGGTCCAAACTTTGGGACGCCCTATTGTAACTGGCGACATCATTGAAGTTATCCCAGAACTTCAGTATGACCAGAACCTCATGCCAATCCGCAAGTTCCTTGAAGTTACGGACACAGCATGGGCGGCATCTGGATACGGCCCAGCTTACAACCCAACAGTCTATCGCTTCAATGCTCAGCAGGCTCTTCCTTCCCAAGAGACTCGCGACATCTTTGGAACGCTGGACACTCAGAAGTATCTTATCCCAGATGCTATTCTAACGGATGGTATCGGCGAACAGCTAAACACGTACCCTCTCACCGCGACAGAAGAAATCAACAAGAACGCGTTTGATGAGGTACCAAAAACTGGATCGGATGACATTCGTTCGGTCGCAGGCATCCCCCTGCCACGAGCAGCACCGCCCGCCAATCCAAAGGGCCAGCCACCAGCGGTTGCAGTTCCAAATCCAGAACAGCGCGCCAACCTCTACATTGAGTCGGCCCTTCCGCCGGATGATCAGCCATACGGTGAAGGCTTCCAGCTTCCACCAGTTGCTGGTCTTACTGACGGTGAATACTTCCGCCTGTACTATCCACCGGAGACTGCAATCCCACCTCGCCTCTACCGTTATTCCGCGGTAAAGAACAGATGGATCTACCTCGAAACAGACAGACGAGCCAAGTACAGCTCGTTCAAGCCATCTGTTCAGAGCATCATGCAGTCTGCCAATAACCAACCACTGGGAAAGAAACTGACATGACATTCAAGGACTTTTTGGCAGAAGTAGACGCGACGTCTATTGAAAAGGTCAAGGAAAAGATTCGTGCCAAGAAGTATCGCGCGATGACTCCTAGCAAACAGATCCATGCAAGCAACAGCACTGGCTCGCTTGATGGTATTTCAAACGGTAAGTATTACGAATGAGATTCAAAGAGTTCCTTGCAGAAGCAGTGGCCCCAGCTGTAAAGCTTGGCCTAGACTTCGAGCTTTCAGTTCCAGTCGTGAAGACCAATCTTCCCGATGAGAAGGCTAGTGACACGTTCAAGACCGCTGCAGACTTCGCTGCGCTGTCTCTTGCGCGCGCTCTAGGTGAGGATGTCTCTGTAAAGATGTCTTCAGGTGCTAGAAGCAAATCCAAGTGGCTCATTCAACCATCTGACAACGCAGACCCAAAGGGCTATCACGGCATTGAAATCATCTCCCCACTCATGCACCCTGATGTTGCCATGAGAGCAGCCGGAAAGGTTGCAGCGTGGATGGATGAAAATGAAGCCAAGACTACGGATGCCGACAGCGTTCGAGTAGCGATTGAGACAAAGGGAATCAAGGACAAGCTTGACCCAGTAAAGCTCGTCGTGTTCCTTGATGCTCCAGGTGCTGAGCATGCATTCGCTCATCAAACCAAGTCATACACTCCTTCAGCTGTAGAAATCATGCTTCAGAAGGTCAAGACTTCTGGCAAGCTCTCTGGCGCTGAAGACCTTAACAAGGCGGCAACTGCCTATCTTGGTAAGAGAGCAGATGGTTACACCAACTTTGGAAACATGGATGACGATGTCATCGAGTTTAGAGTCGGTGGTGGTGCCGGTTACGAGCACAACATGGATGCTCTTACCAAGAAGGCGTATAAGCTTGCCCGCGCAGTAGAGCTTGCTTGTGATCCAGCAAGTGAACGAGCCGAGTATCTGCATCGCCTGGGCGACATCTTCTCGGGAGCAACGAACACTGCTGTAACCAAGAATGAAAAGAATCTGCCTAGCGATCTCTACCGTCTATACAAGTACGACGCAGAAGTTCTTGCGGCATGGAAGCACTATGAAGCAGACGCCGAGCATGGTCATGCAAGAACGCCTCTGTTCGTCCTGATAAATAAAGCTATGGCAGCAGCCAAGAGCCAGAATACTTCGCTCAACTCTGCAGAGATTGGGTTCTTCAAGAAGCTGCTGCGTAAATCCACAGCTCAGTCTGACGATGTGGATCAATACTATGGTCACGATCACATCTCTAGACTCAAGTTTAAGAAGGACTTCGCGCTTTGATCCCATTCTATTACTACGAAGGGCAGCTTAGAAAGTACCTCATTCAGTTCTGCAACATCTTCACTGGTCTCAAGGTAGAAACCGGCAAGGGTGAGTGCGATGAACCAGAGTTCATGACTGTTCCTATTCGCGTAGGAAGTAAGGACCGAGTTGTTGCGGCTCTGGAAGCTGGCAATACTCAGAACAAGCCATTCTCTCTTCCTATGATGTCTGCCTTCATGACAGGGCTGGCACGTGCGCCGAACCGTAAGGGTATTGGCGTCGTAGACCGCCGCGTCTTCCTTCCAGAAGGCGGCGTCTATCCACAGGATTTGAAGACCGTCGTCCGTGTCATGCCTATCCCGTATGTCATGACGATAGAGCTCGCGCTCTATGCTTCAAACACTCAGCAGTTGCACCAGATTCTTGAGCAACTGCTTGTGCTGTTCGATCCATTCCTGCAGATTCAGACCACGGATGCTGCGTTTGACTGGACGAAGATTACCAATGTTGAGCTTACAGCAATCAACAACGAAGAAAACTACCCACCTGGTGGCGATCGTCGAGTAATCATGTGGACTCTGACGTTCGATATGCCAATCTATCTTTCGATTCCACTCGATGTTCGAGATGAAATCGTCAGAAAGATCTTCATCCGGATCGGTGATCTTGCGGGTTTCGTGCCAGATGAGTATGATGCCGATGGAAATCTCTCACCATTCCTCCCCGGCTACGACTGGGGCACTATTGAAGTCGACGGAAGTTAAGCTAGATCTGGACCGGAAACCTGACCCAGGCATAAATATCTTTGTCTAAAACATCAGTGCCCAGCGTGAAGCTGATAAGCTATTAGAAAGACATTCAAGGAGACACATAGATGGCAACCCTAGTCAGCCCTGGTGTAAGCGTCACCGTTATCAACGAGTCGTTTTACATCCCAGCCAGCGCACCTACAGTTCCGCTGCTGTTCGTAGCGACTCGTGCTAACAAGACCCAACCAGACGGCGTAACGTCGGCTGCTGGTACCACCGAAAGTGGTGTTGTTCGTACCGTTACTTCGATCGGTCAGAGCACCCAGCTCTACGGCGTACCTTACTTCTGGAGCGATTCTTCTGGCAACCAGTTCAACGGTGACGCTCGTAACGAGTATGGCCTGTTCGCACTGAACCAATTCCTCGGCATTGGCAACCTTGCCTATGTCGTTCGCGCAAATATCGACCTTACGGACGCAGCTGAATCGTTCATCGGCATCGGCACCCCAGTCGCTACTACTGCGACTAGAGTTGGTGTTGGCAATGGTACGATCTCAAGCATCACGGCAACATCTGCATTCGTAAAGCCTGAGACTGTCGATGTCATCATGACCTCTGCGACGGACTTTACCGTTCAAGGTTCTCTGTCTGGCATCATCGGCGTTGGTACTGTTGGCGTAGCATTCACTTCTACGAAGGTTAACTTCACCGTAACCGCCGGCCTCACCCCATTCTCTTCGGGTGACTACTTCCAGTTTGATCTCGTCTATGCTCCAACCAGCTACGTTGGTACGGGCAATGGCACGATGACCGAAATTACCCCACTGACCAGCGCAATCGCAGAAATCCTGTCGGTTACGTTCACGAGCGCAACTTCGTTTGCGGTTTCTGGTTCTGTGTCTGGTCCTCTCGGTACTGGCACCGTTGGTTCTACCTTCCAAGACGTTGGCAGCCACATCAGCTTCATCGTTCACGCTGGTTCGACTCCATTCGTTTCTGGCGATGAGTTCCAGCTGTCTCTGTCGCAGGTAAATCTGTTCAACCCACTCGGTGCAAACGACGCTGCAAAGCGTGTTTCGATCACCACCGCTCTGGCTGCTCAGATCAATGGCAACACTGAAGTACGTTCGGAAATCTACGAGTACAACCTGATCGTCTGCCCTGGTTATCCAGAAGTTGTAACCGATCTGCTTGCTCTGTCTGACGAAATCAACGACGAAGCATTCGTAATCGCCGACACTCCAGTTAACCTTACTGCAGAACAAGTTGCAGCTTGGTCCACTACTACTGGCCGCGCTTCGAACACCAACGTTGGTTACTACTACCCATGGGGTCAAGCAGCTAACCTCGACGGTACGACGGTTGTTATTGCTCCATCAGGCATCGCACTCCGCACCTATGCATTCTCGGACAACCAATCCTACGTTTGGTTCGCTCCAGCTGGTGTCTCCCGCGGTTCTGTCACGGGCGTTTCGTCTGTTGGTTATGTATCTGGTACTCTTGGTACCGCAACCACCTTCAATCAGGTCAACCTGAACCAAGGTCAACGCGACAACCTTTACCAGTCCTACAACAACATCAACCCAATCGTGTTCTTCCCAGGTCAAGGTCTCATCGTATGGGGTCAGAAGACTTCTGCCGGTGCAGCTTCTGCTCTGGACCGCGTCAACGTGGTTCGTCTGGTCATGTACATCAAGCGCCAACTGCGCAAGGGTGCATTCCCATTCGTCTTCGAACCAAACGACAAGATCACCCGCGACAACCTCAAGGCTGCAGCGGACGGTTTCCTGAACGACATTATGGCTAAGCGCGGTCTTTATGACTTCGTAACTCTTTGCGATACGTCAAACAACACTCCTGACGTCATCGACAACAATGAGATGTACATGGATGTGGCTCTGAAGCCAGTTAAGGCGGCGGAATTTATCTACATCCCAATCCGCGTTCTTTCGACGGGTGCTACGCTTCCCTAATGGGTGATGGAGAGGTCAGCAATGGCCTCTCCTAACCTATGTAATCGGATGATATGATGAACGAAATTATTGCTCAACTGTTTGCAGCTAGAGACATTGCTCACGCGATTCACCTTCGCACAAGATCATTCTCTCAGCATCTTGCACTTGGTGACTTTTACGAAGAGATCGTTGACCTAGCTGATGGTCTTGCAGAAACCTATTCAGGCAAGTACGGCACGCTGACGATTCAGCCTTGCCAGAATCCTGCAGTTTTCGCGCAGACAGATGCGGTTGCGTTCATCCGAAGCGTAGCAGACTGGGCTGAGAAGGTTCATAGCCAACTCAATCCAGCAGACAGCTACATCATTAACCAGTGGGAGGAAATCCTCGCGCTGGTATACAGAGCAAAATATAAGTTAGAGAACCTAGCCTAACGACCCCGGTGACCGGTGCCTATAAAACAGGTTACGGGCATAAATAGATCGTTAAAAGGTGATCTACACCACATTGAACGTTAAGGAGACACAATGGCTACTCTATCTCAGATGGGTGTACCTGCTGCAGGATTTGGTATTTTGCAGCCAAAACAAAAAAATAGATGGCAAGTTACATTTACAAAGCTTGCCTCACTTGTTCCCGCTGTTTCTTCTCGGGATATAACGCGGCAAGCTGTTGAAGTAGATAGACCTAATATTTCATTTTCGGAAATACCTATTCACAGATATAACAGCGTTGCATACATCGCTGGAAAATATGAATGGGAACCTATTAAAATCACAGTAGAAGATGATCTTACTGGTCTTGCTTCAAGTGCTATCCAGGGTCAGCTCGAAACACAACAGCGCCTTATAGGAGCAGATTTAACAGGACAGTGGCTTGCTTCTGCCGCGACCGGATCTGATTACAAGTTTGGTACTATTCTTCAGATGCTAGATGGTAATGAAGGAGTTGTAGAGCAATGGGCATTGTCTGGGTGTTTTATTAAATCAGCAGATTATGGTCAGGTTACATATGAAAATGGTGAAGCTGTTACCATTAGTCTTTCTATAAGATTTGACCACGCGCTTCAAACTATTACGGGTCAGGGATATGGTACTGCCCTTGCCGGTTTTGCATAATTTCAAATGGGGACGTCATGACTACTTCGATTACTGTTTTGTATACGACTATCACTGGAACCAAGGATGACTTCAAGATCGACTGGAAAGAAGACGCGAAGGCAGACTGGAAGGTCGACTGGGCAACCGGCGTAGAACCAGTAAAGCCAAGCAACACCGTACTACCACACATCGCAGCTTCCAGCCTTTCGGTTGCCGGCACAGGTATGGCAACGGTAACCCCAGGTACTTGGACTGGTACTCCAGCTCCAGTCATTACCCATCAGTGGCGCAATGACTCTGGCAATATTGCTGGTGCAACCGGTCTTACCTACACTCTTCAAGCATCTGACATCGGCAAGGGCATTGCTTGCGTCGAAACAGCAACCAACTCTGTTGGCGTTGAGACTAAGACGTCCAACATCATCGGTCCAGTTGTTGCATAACACCTGAATATCAAATAGACGGTCAATGATTAGGGCTCCTTAATGGGAGCCCTTTTCTGTACCTACAGGTTGTCAATAAATAGTCTGTTGGTGTAGCACCGCAGGAACTGCAATGGATATTTCTGGACTTCTATCTTCTACAGGGATTAACCTTGAGGCACAAGCCTTCAAGGCCTTCGGTGCTGCTGTTAGCAGTCAACTGCCTGGCACCCTTGCAGCAACTATCGAATCGGCCGCATTTGGAACTCTTGCTCCTGGTTCTAATCTTGGTAGCTTCGGTAACGGAAGCCCATACAGCAGCGGTCCCGACGGTGCATCTCGCGATTGGAACGTAACTCCATACGCATCCGCGATTGCCTCCGGCATCGGTGGTTACGACCCAAAGCAAAAGTTCCTCTTCAAGGTCAGCTTCAGCTTCTATCCAGAAGCCGCGCAGATGGCGCAAGCACTGGGAGTAGATGTTGGGAACGTTCTAAGTCGTGACCTTACCTACGTCATTAAGCAGATTGATCTTCCCAAGTATACCTTCGAGTATGACGAAGTCAACATGTACAACTTCAGAACGAAGGTACTGACGAAGATTAAGCACGAAGAGCTTAACTTCAAGTTCTTTGATGACGTAGCGAACAATGCAGTCAAGTTCGTAAACACCTATCTTCAGATCTTGGTTCCACTGTCCCGCCAGTCTTGGACATCTAACTACGCTCTTGAAGACCATGGCTTTGCTTTCTCAAGCGATCCATCTACTCCAGACACCTCGATGAGAGCTCCTATTGGTCCTCACGGATCATCCCGCGGCATTCTAAACTCAATGACCATTGAGCAGTACTACCTTGACCGCTCCAACAACGCTCTGGTGGGTGCTCAAATCCGCCAAGCGATTAAGGTCAACTCGTACATCTTCACCAATCCACGTCTTACGAACTTCACGATCGATGAGCAAGACCACGAAGGTGGTACCGCTCCAAACTTTATCTCGTGCGGCTTCGACTTCGACGCGCTCTACATCAAGACCGGTGAGATTGCAGATTCCATCGACAGACCATCATCTGGCTTCATGGAGACCAACGACATTCTGTCCGGTGGCGGTAGCTCCACTGGCGCATCTGGTCTTGCTGCTTCTGGCGGATTCGGTGGTAATGGAATCTCGCAGTTCACGAACAGCATTGCAGCTCAAGGCCTGCGAATGCCATCGATGGACTTCGCCAGTGCCATTCCTAAGAGCTTCATGTCACTAAGCCCTGGCGGTGCCCTTGGTGATGTCACGTCTCAGCTAACGACCGCCTTTGGAACGAACGCATCACGAACTCTTGCTGCTCTTGGTGGCGGCATTGGGTCAGCGATCACTCCTCCAACTCTTCCATTCTTGTCCGACGACAGCGCTGGCGGCGGGGCTATGTCACAGGTCTCTGACGCAGTCGGTGACTTTACAGATTCTGCAGCATCAACCGTCTCAGACGTAACCTCCAGCCTATTCGGTTAATATGGCATTCAGAGGCCGCTTCATACCCAAGAACCCCGACAAGTATGTAGGGGATGTCAGCAAAATCTTTGCCCGTTCCCGGTGGGAGGTCACGGTGATGAAGTGGATGGACCTTACCCCCGCAGTCATCAGGTGGGGAAGTGAAGAGGTCGTCATTCCATACTTCAGCCCAGTAGATCACAAGGTCCACCAGTACCACCCAGACTTCTTCGTTGAGTATCGTGATGCCAATGGCAACGTCCTTAAGGAGATCGTTGAGGTAAAGCCGCTCCATGAAAGTGAAGCAGCACATGCTAAAAGTGATCGTTCCAAGGCAGCACTTGAAGTCAATGAAGCCAAGTGGAAGGCAGCAGCGATCTGGTGTGAAAACTACGGCATGAAGTTTCGAGTTATTACAGAGCAGTCCATATTCTACCAAGGCGTAAAGCAGCCTAAGAAATCAAGAAAGAAGAAAGTAGATGGCTGAGTATCGCTACACCGTTAAGAACGTTGCTAAGTATGCAGGCGATGCTCGCCGCGTTGTTGCTCGTTCTAAGTGGGAGCTCATGTACATGCAAGCTCTCGACAACTCAAGTATGGTCGCCCGGTGGATTAGCGAGCCGAAAACTCTAAATATCTCATACGTCAATCCACTTGACAAGAAGGTTCACCAGTACTGGCCAGACTTCTTGGTGCAGTACACAGACAACAGTATTGAGATTCTGGAGATTAAGCCTCTTAAAGAATCGCTGGCAGAAAACGCAAAGTCAACTTACGATAAGCTTAGCCTTATCAAGAACATGGCAAAGTGGGCAGCAGCTGATCGCTTCGCCAAATCTATCGGTGCTCGCTTTCGAGTGATCACAGAGAATCAGCTGTTCAGACGCAAGGTGACCAAGACTCCTAAAAGAGCAAGGACAACTCGCGGGACTAAGAGCACGCAAGGAACGAGGAAATGAGCTTCAAGCACCCACTAGACAGCGTCTTCAACATTGAAGGCGGTAGTGATTTGGATATTGAGAACGAGTACGCGATGACGGACGCACCACGTCCGACCGCACCGATGAATCCTGAAGACATGCCGCCAGACATCAAAGACGAGGATGACATCCTTGTTGAAAAGCGCATCGACGAAGTCTATGACGCGGCTATGGAAGCATTCCAAACCCAGACCTCCTTCATCGAAGTTATCGAACCAAAGTTTGCAGCCAGAAATGCTGAAGTTGCAGCTGGGTTCCTAAATATAGCACTGGCTGCAGCAAACAGCCGCGCCAAGGTTAAGGTCGATCGTAAGAGAGCAAACCAGTCTTTCGTTCCTTATGCCAACCAAGGCGGCGGCAAGAGCACAACCAACGTAGTCATCGCTAGCCGTGAAGAGATTCTCAAGATGATCACCATCGACGGCGAGAATAAGAAGGTCTAACATGCGTAAGCTTCTAGTAGTTGCAGTTGCAATGCTTGCCCTGACTGTCGTATCGTGTGGCAAGTCAAGCAACACCAACGTAGGCGTAAACTACACCACCACGAGCCAAGACAAGTGGAACACGATGACTATCGAAACTCACTGGGTTAGCCCAACAGAGATTGATAGCGTCTGTAAGGGCTTTGGCACCCATGACGGTGGTGATGGCGCTGACTACAATGGATGTGCTAGAAGCAAGCCGGGCAATATTCACATCTGTGAAGTCTATACGGTTAGACCAAGCAGCTTCGACGATACTGATCGTCTTCAGGTCTTTGGCCATGAAGCTTGGCACTGCTTCGGAGCTACTCACGAATGATGACGTTCAAAGAATATCTGCTGGCGGAAAAGGTTAACGATGACCTTTTCTGGAAGGGCTATGAGAAGAGGAAGACCATCCTTGATGGCAAGTACGTTCTCGTTGCCAAGGCCGGATGGATCAAGCTGTCGAATGAGAACAAGTACAAGAGCCACCAGTTCCGCATTGAGGTTCATACTCGTCCAGGCGGGTCGATGGTTGGCTGGGTTAACTTCTTCGAGAATAACGACAAGCTTGAAGCCCTTGATCTGGTGGTGAACGAGAAGCACCGTCGCCAGGGCATCGCAACTGAGATGTACAAGTTCGCCAGAGAGCTCGGAAACGACATCCAGCGCTCAAGCAAGCAGACATCTCTTGGAAAGAAGTTCTGGTCTCAGAAAGATCACAGCGCTTAGAATAAATAACTAATCGATATTGGGGCCCACCATGAAACTTACTCAAGAACTTCTTTCAACCAGCGTCACTGAAGCACGAGGCATCTACGAGCCAGTGACTGATGCAGACATCAACAGGGACAATGAAACTTTGGTAAAGCGCGGTGGCGTCCTTCGCAAGGGCAATGGCGGAGCTATGCAGGTTGTCACAGATGGTGACAAGACCTTGAAGCAAAGCCTCCGCAAGAAATCAGTAACCGAGGCTTCTGAAATGGACGATGCAAATCGTAGAAAGGCCGAGCACCTAGAAGTTGGTGACCCTGTTGAGATCACGGGCGACGTAAGCTTTAAGGGCGAGACCGGTGAAATCACCCACTTTGGCAAGGACAAGCGTTTCGTAGTTGTCAAGCTTCACTCCGGTGGCGAACACTCTTTCCACTCATCTGACGTCTCTGAAGTTGAAAGAGACTTCGACGAGGATGAAGGTGAAGGTGCTGAAGAGCACAACAAGTTCTACGTCGCGTTCTATGACAGCGATGAAGAGCGCAGCTGGATCGGCATGATCAGCAAGGAACACGGCGGCAAGTGGCACGAGAAGACTTTCAAAGGAAAGCCTGAGTATCGCTGGGGCCAGACCTACATGTCATACCTTTCTCCAGAAGACATCATGCGCTGGATCCACAAGGACTATGGTCGCTCGGTTGAAATCGAAGGCCCATTTTATGATGCCCAGGAGGCAATAGATCACGTGAAGCAGAACTGGGGCACCCTCGCTGAAAGCGTTAACGCTGAGAGCGCTTGCTACAAGGCGAACAAGATTCTCGCATCCGCATATCGCAAGATGCTGGGTGACAAGACGATGTCTGACAAGGTCAAGAAGGAAATGACTGCAGCTTACAAGATGCTGCGCAATCCTCTTGAAGATGACGACGTCGCTGCCTTTAAGAAGGCATGGAAGGATGCATTCCTTCAGTACCCAGATGGCTTCGATGCTCTGATGGATCCAGTCTACGACGAAAAGATCAACGACTACGATTCTTTCAAGAAGCACTTCAAGCTTACCGAATCCCACGACGCTGATGATGAAGACGAAGATCACTACAGCGGCCGCTACACCATGCAAAAGGATGATGGCAGCTATGGTCGTGTTACGGTCAAGAAGACCGGGCATGATGCATACAACGTCATTTGGCCAGATAGAACAGTTTCCGTAAAGTGCTCTGGCAATGAAATCAAGAGAATGCTTAAGAACGGCAAGATCATGATGGACATGGAAACTAGAGAGTCGCTTGAAGAAAGCGCTGGCTCAGACATGAAGCTGCAGGCCAACCGTCTCAAGCGCGCTGGTGACATGCGCGGCTACCACAGAGCAATGATGAAGTACTGCGAGCACATGGAAAGTGCCATGGACTTCAACGCTGGTTCTGTTAGAAGCTTCCAAGAGCGCCAGGCGTACAAGAAGAAAGCCAAGAAGTTTGGTGAAGAATACTACGCTCACAAGGCAGCGCTGAACGATCTTATGAATGCTCCTAAGGCCGTTGAAGAGTCGAAAAAGTCATTTAAGCCAGGTGACAGAGTTCATATTGGCTTTGGTGTCAAGGGGGGCGCTGGATACGTTGGCAAGCTTCTTCAGATCGACGACGTAGGTCGTGCCCACGTAGAGCTTGAAAAAGACGGCAAGTTTGGTAAGAGAACCGTTATGGGTCTAGCAGCCAACCTTTCGACTGCAGAGGACATGCACGAAGCAAAGCAGAACCCAGACAAGGGCGGCTTCCTTAAGCCTGGCTCGATGGTTCGTGTAACCAATCCAAAGGCTCCAGCGCGTTACAAGATCGCCACAGACGGCCACACCAGCACTCACTACAAGATCATAAAGCCAAGCGGCGAAGAGATGATGATGTCTAAGGAAAGAATCGCTCGCGTCAATCGCTCGGCTAAGGAACTTGATGCAGCCAAGGCAGAGGAACCAAAAGCAATGGCAGAAGAAATCCTGCCAGAAGGTCTTAGCCTGCTTAAGACGGTTACTGTCGGTAACGCTATGGCAAAGGTCTATAAGGATTCTGAGTCTGGCGAATACCAGGTAAAGCTGTTTAAGAATGGTGAGCATACGTCTAATCACCACACCGAAGATCTTGACAACGCCTATCACGTTGCAGAAACCTGGCCGAAGAAGAACGCAAAGGTCACCGAGGACTTTACCAAGACCCACAAGCTGGTCAGCAAGATCACTGGTGAAGAGATTAAGGTCGGTCAGACCGTAAAGAACTTCCGCGGCGAAAAGGTAAAGGTCATGGGCTGGTGGCCAGGTCGCCACCCAGGCAGCACGGGCCGTGTCGAGACTGACAAGGGCGCCTTCTACCCAAGCGTCATCGATGCTGAAGTCGTTCCTATCGTCGCGCCTTACGTCAAGAAGGTAGAAGAAGCCGATGAGCGCACTGAGTGGGGCATCTCTGAAAAGGATGCTGGATCCTACAACGACAAGGGCGAGTGGGAACGCGGCAACACGACGTGGTACAAGACTCGCAACGAACGCCATCAGCACGCTCAGCGTCTGAAGAAGCAAGGTAAGGACTTCAACACCTACGAAAGAACTGTCAAGGGTGTTAAGGAAAATGCAGCTGCTTGGGCAGTTCTCAATGATGCTGCTCGCGCGATGGGTGCAGAAACCTTCTCGCGTCTTTCCGCTATCGACGCTGCCAACCTTGTAGACTTCAAGGCTGCTAACGAGGTTACCGAGTCGATGTTCGGTGGTCTTACAGAAGCCAAGTCGCTCATGGGTAAGATGATCCGCATCTCTAACCCAAAGCACAACATGTCTGGTCACAAGGGCAAGGTTGTTTGGTGCAACGACGATGGCACTGAGTGCGAGATGGAATACACTGGCGCCAACGGCAAGAAGGACAAGTGCAGCGTCTCTACGAAGGACATCACTGTCGAAAGTGTAAAGCGCTTCTGGACCCTTTCACCTTCTCAAATGCAGCAGGTCATCGAGTCACACCCAGAGCTCCTGATTGGTAGCGCGCTAGATGCTCTTAATGAAGGCACCGAGCAGACACCCTGGGATGTTCTGACCAAGCTTGCTCAGCGTCATGGCGTTGAGTACTTCTCGCAGCTGACTCCAGCCATCATGGACAAGTACATCAACTACAAGATGGCTTCCGACCATGCGGCTAAGGACTTTGGCAAGCATGACTTTGAAAAGCTTGACTGGCAGCAGATGATGCACATCATGAACAAGCACCCAGAGTATATGCGCGATGAGGCTAAGGCCATCTACGCACCAGAACCAGTGGAAGAAGAACTGAAGTTTGGTTCCTTCTCACTTTCACCAGCTGACGAAAAGGACATTCCTTTCCTCAACAAGCTGATGAAGGATCGTGGCGCTGCTAAGCGTCAGAAGGAAGCAGAAGCTCGCCGCCAACTTGTCAAAAAGATGTCGGAACCTTCCAAGACTGGTAACGAACCAGAAGCCGGACATAGAAAGGGTGCTGAAGCTCGCATCTCTCTTATCCGCGACCTGTCAACTCCAAAGAACGCTTAAGAGAACAACATGCCTGCAGTATCCTTCAAGTCCTTCCTCGGCGCAGACACTGTGCGTAAGAAGGCACAGACCGTCGCCAAGCAGCTTCTTGACGTAGACACCGTTGAAGAACTCGACCACATTGAGTTCTCAAAGATCGATGGTGCCAAGGAAGTTGGTCACAAGTTCATTGACACGAAGGATGGTCCTTGGGTAGCAACCGCTCTTAAGAAGAAGGGCGAGACCTTTGTTCAAGTCGTTCCTCCTAAGGACCTTGACGCCCCAACGATGTACTTCGTAAACTATAACACCGAGGACTAACATGAGCCTGCTAAAAGAACTCTCAAGCGTTAAGGCCAAGAAAGACCATAAGGAAATGCTTATGGACTTGGTTAACGACGCCATCAAGTCTGTAAAGATCGGCAAGATGTCCTATGAAGAAACAGTTGCTAAGATCATGGCAGCAGTCCGCGCAAAGGACAAGCACGATTGCACTTCTTCGATGAGTGATGAAGCTCTGAAGGATCTGATCATGCTTCACTTTGATGATGAAGACATGGATCGCAGCGCCGAAGAGAACAACGTCGTCGAAGACATCAAGTTGAAGCCAGACACCAAGGCTTTCTATGTCATGGACGGTAAGACTCGTCTAGGCGCTGTTTGGTTTGAAGATGACGACGACTCATGGGGCGCCCACTGCGAAGAGACCGACAAGACAAAGCACGGCTTCGATTCAAAGAAGGAAGCTGCTGAGTGGGTTGCTGGTCAAAAGTCAGTCAAGGAAGACTTCGATCCTTCCCACTACCACAAGGATTGGGAAAAGATTTACGCCGAGTTCATGCATCGCTTTGATCATGCCACTGCTTCTGAAAAAGAAGACTGGGATTTTGAGCACACGATTGCCAAAGAGCTTGCTAAGAAGTATGGCATTGATCACGCTCTGACTGTGCTTGACATCGTGGCGTCAGGCAACACTCGCGTTCTTGACAATGCTCCAGGCTGGAAAGAATCGGGCATCGGGTTCTACATGAATCCAAAGAAGAAGTATTGGATCGATGCCAACGGCATGGAACTTGAAGCTGTACTGTCTGACGACCACTACGCTGGCCACGATCGCAACTACTATCACACTTCGTATTCCGCCAAGGAAATGCTGAAGTGGATTGACAGTCCTGAAGCCAAGAAGATGGCAGCTGAGCATTCAAAGAACAAGAAGCTGAAGGAAGATGAAGACGCACCTGCTTCTGCCGGTGATGCGACTCCTGACACAGCGCCAGCCTCTGCAGACGACGAACCAGCAGCCAATGCAGCTCCTGAAAAGAAGCCTGAAGCTCCTGCTGCACCTAAGGCAGCAGAACCTCGCGTCATCGCAAAGGCTGACCAATATCGCGTTGAATTGGCCGACAACGACCAAGTTCACATCATCGACGGTAAGGGTCTTACCCGTCTCGCAATGCCATTGATCATCTGGCAGCAACTCGCAAGAAGCTAAACATGCCCGCAGCAGTTCTCAAATCGCTAGTCAAGAAGTCCGGCAAGACAATGGCCGATGCTGAACATGACTGGCAGCACGCAAAGAAGATTGTCAAGAAAGAATATGGTAAGTCAGAAGACGACCCATCCTTCTGGGCACTTGTTACTGGAATCACGAAGAAGATGATGGGCGTTAAAGAGTCCATCAGCTTCCATGACTTCAATAACACTTGTGACAAAAATGACAAATAGGATTACCTTCAAAGCATTCGTAAATGAGTCGATAAACGATAAGGGTCTCTTCAAGACAATATTCGTTATCGGACTGCCAGGTGCTGGGAAGAGCTATACTGTTAAGCAACTGTCTGGAACCATATCCCCAAAGATTGTCAACACCGATAGAGCCGTTGAGTTCTTGTCTGCAAAGTATGACAAGGCTGCTACTTCAAGCAACTGGTTCTCTGACTTTAGAGACTCGTCGGTCAGAATAACCATCAAGTCTCTGTATTACTACGTTGATGGAATGCTGCCACTCTTTGTAGACGGCACGTCCAACGATCTCTCGAACATTCAACACCGCATGGGCATCCTTGAGTCACTAGGCTACGACGTAGGTGTCATCTACGTTCACGCTGACTTGGATGTTGCTATTCGACGTGCAGAAGAACGCGCTGAGAAAATCAAGCGCCATGTTGACAAAGAATTCATCGAAAGCGTCTTCACTCATAGCGAAGAGAATGCACAGTACCTAATGTCGAAGGTTGGATTCTCAAAGAAGATTGTGAACAATGATCAGCTTGACAATCAGCTGATGCAAAAGCTCTTTGTGTCCTCACAGTCATTCTTCTCTTCACCTGTCAAGAACCCAATCGGCAAGAGGGTCATTGAAGAGCTGAAAGAGAATGGTGATAAGTATCTTGTTCCTTCGATCATTTCAGACCAAGTTCTTCAGAAGAAGATCGATGGTTGGTATAAGGGTTAAACTATGCAACTCATAAGAGACCTACTTAACATCTCAGAAGCTACTGCCTACGGTAGCAAGCCCGCCAGAGCAGAAGAGCTGCAAATAGAGCAGGCGATTGACATTCTCAAGAAGCACTGTAAACACACGATGTGGATGGTTAAGGAGGTCAGGCCTTTCTACCGCGGTGACAGAGGTCTGCTAGGTGGAGCTGACACCGGAATTGTAGATACACGTAAGACAACTCGGAAGAGTCAGAACACCGCCAACTATTATACAGTCATATTTGACAACACCCCTTCAACCAGAGGATTTCCCAAAAGATCAAAGTCATTGATTTGCACAACCAGCCGCGAAACTGCCTCCCTCTATAGTGGAGTAGTTACGTGCTTGATTCCATTTGATGATGCAAAGATCGGACTTGTGCACCGAGATGACATGTGGGACACCCTAATATCCTTTATTCCCAGCTTCCTCACTAGAAAAATCAACATCGATAGCATGAATCAGTTCTTTGCGAGAAGTGATATCGATGATAGCTGGGAAGATATTGTGCGGTTTGCAGAAAAGCTCAAGAGTGGCGATGAAGAAGCCATAAAGAGTCTTAGATTTGCAGTCACGCGTTTTACATCATACGGCCTTTCTACACCCGAAAAGGTCCAAGAGGTCGTTGACTATCTGAAGGATCACTTCCTGCAGGCGATCAACAACGCGTACTCTCCAGAATCAACCGGACACGAAGCCTTCACTGGGGCAACTCTGCCACACGACTTTTATAAAGAAAAGTCAGAGGCCTGGATTGAAGGTGACATTGTGGTAATCACCGCCCACACACTTAGCAGAATTAAAGCAGGAATGTTCCCAGAAGAGGACTAACGCAGTGAAGTTGATTCGTGAGCTTATAGATCTAAATGAAGCCGCGGCTGAAGACAGTGCAGCTCCAACTCTTGACATCAAGAGCGCCAAGCAAATCGCCGATATACTTGAAACCCACTGCGCTGGCAGCATTTGGATGCTCAAGCATAACACACCTTTCTATCGCGGTGATGACAGCATGGAAAGAGCGTTAGCTCATGACCACTACGCGACTCTAAACTCTGAGCTGACGACTAGAAAAAGTCAGAACATGACCACAAACCACTATACGGTCATCATGGATAATATTCCTTCTCGTCACGACTTTCCTAAGAGATCCAAGTCTATAATCTGCACGACTGACCCGCTAGAAGCCGGAAATTACGGGTCGAAGCCAGTACAGATCATTCCCTTCGACAGCGCAAAGGTCGGGATCGCCAACACCAACGATATTTGGAATACACCCATCAGCTTTCTGCCTAACATGTTCAAGTTCGAAACAGCTATGAATGAAGTTAACAGCTTCTACAGACATCTTGGACTTGAGGAAACGTGGCAAGATATCAAAGCTTTTGCACATCTCCTTAAGACCGGAGATGTGCGCGCCAATAAGACACTTTACAAAGCACTTGCGAACTGCTCGGGATTTCTTTTCAATCATTATCTAGACCCTAAGCAAGAATCTGACAAAGAAACCCTGGATAAAATTGCAAATGACTGCAGTAATCACTTTATCGAGCTTCTAAACAATGCCTACTCGCCAAAGAAAACTGGGCATGAGTGGCACTATGGCCGCGATATTCCTAAGGATGTCGTAAGACGCGACACTGAAGTTTGGATTCAGGGTCAAATGCTGGTGCTTGACATAAACGTCACTTATGCCAAGATCATGAAAGCCGTATAGCGGTAAATGATTGGTAAAATAGAAAACCAGCGCAATCCATTAACGTAGTCGAAGTAGACACCAACCACTTCGAAGTGCTTCAAGATGAGCAAACTATAGGCGCGCTCAAAACGCTCATCTTCGGGAGCAATAAATAACCTGTCTGCGGGTTTAAGAAAACGTAAGCACGTGCCCCCGCTATAAGATAGGAGACTATTGTTGGCTAACGACCTAATCAAAAGGGCGTACGCGGAAAGCGAGTACACCCCGGAGCTCATTCAAGAGCTCGTGAAGTGCAAGAAGGATCCGGTGCACTTCATCCGGAACTACGTCTGGCTTCAGCACCCTACCAAGGGTAAGATTCTTTTCAACCTCTACGACTACCAAGAAGAGTTGATCCGCCACTGTGAGGATAACTCACGTGTCATCGCGCTCATCTCGCGTCAGATGGGTAAGACACAAACCATCTCCATGTACCTTCTGTGGTACGCCATGTTCACGCCCGACAAGACCATCGTCATCGCATCGAAGAACAACGGCCACGCAATGGAAATCATGGACCGTATCCGCTTCGCCTACGAAGAACTTCCACATTGGCTGAAGGCCGGATGCCGCTACTACAACAAGCACAACATCGAGTTTGACAACGGCTCTCGAATCAAGTCAGAAGCAACGACTGAAAAAACCGGTCGTGGTCTTGCTATCTCTAAGCTGTACCTTGATGAGTTGGCGTTTATCTCGCCTCGCATTCAGACCGAAATGTGGCGATCCCTTGCTCCTACGCTGTCCACTGGTGGTGACGCTATCATCAGCTCGACTCCAAACGGCGATACAGAGCTGTTCGCAACCCTATGGCGCGGTGCTAACTCCGAAGAGAACTCGTTCAAGCCGGTCTTCTACCCATGGCATCGCCACCCAGATCGTGCCGAGGACTACCTCGCGCAGATGCAGGGTGAGCTTGGTCCTATCGGATTCCGTCAGGAAGTGCTTTGCCTTGCCGGGGAATCAATCGTGACAGTTCGAAACAAGAAGACTGGGCAGGTTGAGAAGATCAGCATGTCCGAACTGATGGAGAGACTATCATGAAGCACTACCGCCAAGTATGGATCGACGCACATGGTCCTATTCCGCGTGACGCTGATGGGCGAGCTTACGAGATCCATCACATCAACAAGGATCACTCCGACAACAGACTCGAGAACCTGCAGTGTGTCACCATCCAGGAACACTTTGACATACATGTAGAACAAGGTGATTGGGGCGGCGCGATGCTGATTGCGCGCCGGATGGACAAGACTCCAGAGGAGCTGTCTGCGCTACAGCGTGGAAACAAGCACCCAGCCAAGACCCGCATGAGCATTAGCTCAGCACGGAGAGCGTCAAAGAAGGAAGCCTGGAACAAAGGCAAGGGTGGCTACAAGTTGAAGATATCCAGGGCAGGTAGCCGTTACTCATCAAAGGTCACGCCTGCTGATGTCATCTTCATGCGCAGCTTGCTTGTTGATCAAGTTAATGTTCAACCGCGAAGAAAGGATTCTGACTACTTGAGCAGCCTCGCTTGGTGGCTTCAGGAGAATCACTACCCGCAGCTCACGATTACTGGAATCCGAAAGATCTTGAAGGGTGACAGTTGGAAAGAGGTTGAGTTCAAGAAGAACAACGAGTACGAGATCCTAACCCCAAGTGGGTTCAAAGACTTTGCGGGGGTGCGCGCGCACCAAGCGCGCGGGATGTTCAAGCTTACTCTGTCAAATGGGACAGTCCTACGCTGCACACCCGACCATCGTGTTGAGACTGCAAACGGATTCATTGCCGTGTCAGCCCTGACCTACGACGATGTCGTAAAGACGGAAGATGGGTTCTCAGCTGTCAAGTACTTAGATCGAGAAGCAGCAGCTGAGACAGTGTATGATCCTGTCGAGGTAGCAGACGGACACGAGTACTACTCTGATGGTATCGTGTCTCACAACTGCGAGTTCATCTCGTCTGAAGCGATGCTCATCGATTCGCTCAAGCTGTCCTACATCAAGTCGAAGCCGCCTGTCTTCGAGAACATGGGCTTCAGATTCTGGAAGCCGGAGGATCAGCTTGGTGGTCGAAACGTTACCTACATGGTCGGTCTCGACCCTGCAACTGGTAACGGTAAGGACTTCACTGTCATCCAGGTCTTTGAGTTCCCACGCCTCGAGCAGATAGCCGAGCTACGCTTGAACACCGTCAACATCCCATTGATCTACGCCAAGCTCAAGTGGCTGTTCAAATACCTTCGCAAGCCCGGACCAAATGGTGGTCGAGCTGAGATCATCTGGTCGTTTGAACGAAACGGTATCGGTGAAGCGCTGGTCGCGATGATCCAGAATGATGACAGCCCTGATGGTGGCATCTACATCGACGGCGTGGACCTTTACAACGAGAACTCTGCGCGTCTCGGGTGCTATACGACCGGTAAGTCCAAGCTTCTTGCCTGCATGCAGATCAAGAGCCTACTGGAAAAGGGTTCAGAGAACGGGATGAAGATCTATTCTGACAAGCTTCTCTTCGAGCTGCAGAACTTCGTCGCGGCAGGTGGAACCTATCAGGCAAAATCAGGGTGCACGGACGATACGATCATGTCGCTCGCCGTCGTCATGAAGCTCCTCGGGCGTCTCGCATCCTACGATGACAAGGCCCGGAAAATGGTGTATGAGAATGTCGACCCAGATGCCGACATGCGGCCTGACGATCCAGAAAACGACCCGTACGCGGGTGAACCGATTCCGTT